GGCATTGATTCAACTGTTTGGGTATTGGAATTAAAATCAGAATAAGACACAATAGATTTCTTTTCAAATGAAGGGCCAACTTGTTGACTACTGATACCTGACTGTTTAGAGAGCGTGACATCCATCACTGGTAATTTTTGAGTGTTAACCACACTACAAAGGGGAAGTTTTGACTGCGAGTCCTCCCTTGAACTCTGATTATTTACATTAGTAGCTTATTTACAAATAGAGGCCTTGCCAAGGCTCATCTAAGGGGTTCTTTGTAATGGGAAGGAGTTAAAATCCTCTTCTCCCCGGAATTGTGCGGCTTGTGAACGAAAGCCGCCATCCATTTGAAATTCGCCTGGGTGCACTGCTATAAAAGTGGGTGCTGCTCCAGACAGGATCCTGTAGAGCACATCCCCCGTGAACAAGTCACGCAAGGGAGTGTTATGCATCTTCAGGACCAACCATGCACGTGTGATATGGGTACACATGCGTTCTGTCACCTGTCGTTCTAAGAGCCTCTGCTCCATAGAAATTCCCAAAATTTGCGAGCCACAAAAGACTCTAATGGGTTGGCCAACATTGGCTGCTAACATTGACAGCTCATCACAGACTAATTCTCTATCTATTTCCACCATCCTTCTTCGAATACGATCATTTTGAATCTGTTGTTCGAGTTCGTCATAATATGGAAGAACTTCAGCCTGCTTTTCCAAATTGGCCTTTTTCCATTTGGCCACATTCATCTTTTTAACGAAATCCATCTTCGCCTTATGTGCCAAGAGTCTCAACTCTTCAGCTTTTTCCCTATTTCTAGCCTTCCTAGGCGTGTCTACAAAGCGACAAACCAAGTTCGAAAACTTCCAATTCCGTGGAGGACACCTTACGGTCCTCTTCTTCCTTTTATTGATCTTGGCATCATTCCAAACGTACACGAAAATTGCAAATATCCACTCAAAATACTTCCCAATAGCATACCCAATGACTACATGGTAGGTCAACATGGGCAAGCATCCGATTGATGGAAAGGTGAGAAGAAAAATTCTGTAATCGATCTTGGGAACGAACTCCATGCGATATAACCAACTGTTGAAAAATACTGCAACAATGGAAACACCAACAAGAAACGCTGCAAACACATCAAGAGGATTGGAATTCCAATTGCAATATTGGTCCATGCAAGTGGGATGGTCTACATACGGGTCGCAAATGGGAAGTTCATCAGGTACTTCCAACCTGATCTCGGAATCCAATGGCGGATATGGATCCAAAAACGATTGTTTCACTAAACCCTTTGTCCTGCAAGCCAGAACCCCTTGAGAAAAATCCTCCATTACACTACTGGTCTTCTCGTAACGTTGTTCCAAGTCTTCAAAACTTGGAGGGAAGAAGAAGTCAGAAATTGGGGGATTACAAACATGCTCTCGCACAATCTGCTCAATTTGTGGTCTCCTCTGGTCGTAAATATCCTTCCCATGCAAGAAGTACTCGTCGAGGGCTTGGCGCAAGACTCCTGCCATGTACTCTCCCTCACATAAAGGAGAATCTGTCCTCCATGTATGCAAAGATTTTAGAATTGAGGCTTCTTCAATTGGCCCCACAATGCATCCAAGAGTGTCATGCTTTTGAAACTTGCGCTTTAGGAGATCTGCTTGTTCAATGTCAATGAAAGGGACAGAGGCGGACTCCTTATCTGACATGGTGTATCCGACTCCAATGGTTTTCAAGACCTCTGCAATTGACGAATGATTGAACAACTTTTCCCGTTCATCTACGGAACCAATATTATCATCACCAAAACACAGTAAGTCTACCATCTCATGGAACAAAGGTACTTCTTCAGGGTGTAGAGAGTAGTATGCGTACCGCATGTAAAGGCGGTTAGCATCGTTGTTGACTTCTACAGTGAGGGGTTGTCCAGAAGGATTGGATCCGACAACTTCCAGAAACAAGCTCTTGATCTCATAAACAGGATAACACACCTCAGTTCCTATACCTCTGCAGATCGTGAGGAAATCTTGAGACATCTTGCATCTCTTGAAAATGTGTTCATAATATTCAAAACTTCCAGTAGAGAACTGAACTTCCATGCCTTTATCAAACTTCACGAAATCGCCGTTGAAAATCCTTTGCAAATCACGGAAAGACTCATGAAAACAACGCCAATCCTTTCCAGCTGCATTGCTACCTACAGCAGATTCAAAATGTAATGGATACCTTCGGCGAGCAGCCATCAGAGGAAGGAAATACATCCTGACCAAGATAATGAATGCTACTTGAGCAGCCGAATAAGTTCGCACCTTGTGTTTGTCATATTTAGCAAATGTGAGGGCTTCATCCTTCAAGCACATAGCAAAAAGAGTATTGATTCTTACACCTGTCAACAACTTTTGCTCCATTTGGCCAACTCTTGAGCGCACATCCAGAACATCCTCATCGAAATCATACGCCACTTCATGTTCGTCAGATTCAACTAACTTGACATACTTACTTTTCTTGCCTCGCTTAGGCAAAGACACTGACGCCTGAAAATTCAACTTGTCTATTCCCGCAGCACCATCTATACCATTAATGGCTTGTTCGTAGGTGAGCTTGCCAACAGCTTTGGCAAAATCAGGGTGATCTTCAAGAAACTCATCGAAGCCATCGCACATGTCCTTGAGAGCCCTCCGCATAATAGAAGCTTTCGGTGGGATCTTCTTCTCTGTCATGATATCCAAATCACGATTGTAATGCATGTATTCTGCAAATGTGGGAGGGCGTGTATGAGCGCGAGGTTCTCCCATTACCTTGGTGACAGCACCAGAGATTGGGGATGTTTCGACTTTGGAAGAAAACCTCACTTGTGGAATGGTGGATTGTCCATAAATAGTGACATGGTGTTCCTTGTCTTGGCTCAAAAAGTTGACTGGGTTCTTTGGATGAATGTTTGGTCCGACATTATATTTAATTCCATACTCTTCTTCTTCCAAGGGTGATGAACCATGAGCGTTCCATTTGGGAATTCGTAGCTTTGCAAGTTTCAATGATTCTTGGGTGATCATAGATGCAAACGCATTGATACCATCTCCAGCCACATGCAGGCCGATGATCATTGGGTTTTTTCCATTCGTCACCAATGGTGATCCACAAAGCCCATCAAAGGTATTTGGCAAAGTGTAAGCGTAGCCTTGTTGACAAAATCCAATTTTGTAATCAGGAGCCTCCATCAAAACTGCACTCGATGGCCATTTCAGCTCCTTCAAATTTTTGTCTCGATAGAAAAGCTTCACATTCGCTTGGACATCCTCTGTTGGTCGAATGGCTTCCTCTTGTATGAAGATTCCAAAATCCTTCACACTCCCTGTATTGGACAACCGCAACACAGCCAAATCGGTCATGATGTGTTTCTCAGATTCCACAATAACCTGTGACCAGTTGCGGGAATTGACGTACTCATGGAATTTCTTGTACCCAACAGCACCATGATCTCGCTCCATGGAGACATCCACGTACCATTCCTCTCCATCTGGAGGCAAAGCATGATGTGGAACAAGCCAGTCACTTCCACCGACTGGTATTCCCAAAACGTTGATAATGCCTTTGGGTGAGTGAAAACCAAATCTGGCCATGTTCTTGTACAACTTGCCCTCAAACTGTTCAAATGTGCACGTCTTAGATGCCTCAACAAACTTCGTTTCCGTGATGACAGGCTGCTTCCATATGAAATCTTGCTCCTTTTCACTGTATGGTTCCAATGAGAAATTTTTCTTCCAAACGGGTTGGACAGCCTTATACACTTTTCTGCCAACAAGGAAGATCGACGACATGATCGCAAGGAGCCCTGCAACGGATTTGAGATCAATTTCTTCTGTGTGGCGTTCAAACTCATCCTTTACATAGTTGACCAATTCCATGGCACGCTCACGCGGTGACAGTGTGGTACGTGCACCATTGCCATCTCCAAGTATTTCTTCAGGCACGCCTAAGGTTTCAGTCACCACACCTTCCAAATCAAATTCAGGTGTTACATACGAAGCTTTAAAACGATTGAATGCTCCTCGTACTTTTGGAACCAGACTGGCCTGTTTTTCAACATTGGAAAGGTCGATAAACGCAGCAGCTTCATTGGCCTTTTGGTTGATGATTCCTTCTGGCACAAACCTTCCTTCGCAGATAGGACACTCAGATTGCAAATAACCATGTTCTTTGCACTTTTTCTCGGAATAGATTCGCGTGGCGGTGTTCACCAACTTATTTTGCACACTGAAATGTGCGAGCGCCTTCTGTTTTAAGAACTCATTGACTTGAAAAATGGACGCCCCCTTCAAGTCAAACACCTCGTTCATGCAATCAGGTATCTCACCCCCCATTCGCACGATCTTGATATGAGAGACGTCAAGTAACCACATGTCGGGACATGCTTGCGTCGCAAAGTGGACATACGGCATGCCCGTGACAGGATTAATGGCGGAAGGTCGCAACTTTGCCGTGATGGTGTACTCAAACCTTCTCAAAATGGAAACTGGACTTACGGAATAATATCCAGCATTGAGATCTTTCTTGTTTGTCGTTACAAATCCAACCTTTGGAAGCACTTGCATTTTACCCTTTTTATCTGCTTCAGGGCTCAATGCATTGATGTGCATGTTATTGAGGAATTGGATTAACT